CGCTCGACTGGACGGCGATGTCGGACGCGGAGCGCAACTCGCTGCTCAGCATGCTCTACGGGCTCGACGCCAACGAGGCGACCAACGCGACCAACTACTACCGGACGCAATGGGGGCTCGCGGCAGAGCGGAACGCCATCAACATGCGCGACCAGATCCTGCGCGGGCAGCAGACCGGCCAGTTCGTGAACGGGCTCGGGCAGGCCGCGGGGGCCGCGGCAAAGGCGTACGCCGCGAACGGCGGCAGCGGCGGCGGATGGAGTGACTCGGACACCGCCACGTTGCGGCGCGGCTGACGACACCGATCGGCGCGCCCGTCTCTCGCGGGGCGGGCGCACGGTCCAACCTTGGAGGCGCGGTGTACGACTGGCAGACGAACGGCGGATCGGGCTCGAACGAGATCGCGACGCTGGCCGAGGTGGCCGAGCGGCTAGGGCTCAACCGGGGCGCTCGCCCTGATCGAACCGTGCTCGCGGCGCTGCGCCGGATGGAGCGCCACACGGGACGCAGGCTGCTCGTCGCGTCGGGCGAGGGCCAGGGGCGGCGCTATCTGGTCCGGGTTCGGGAGCTGGAGGCCGCGCTCGATGGCGAGGACCGGGTGGACGTGAACTCGCTGGCAGACAAGATCGCCTCGGCCGTCCAACGCATCGAGGCGCGGGTAGAGGGCGTGTCGCTGCGCCTGGACGCGGTGGTCCGCAGGGTGGACGCGCTCGAACGGCGGGCGGGGTGACTCTGGGCGAGCATGCGTGGCGACAGCCCGTGTCGCACAACGGCCAACACCTGACGGGTAGCGGTTGCTCGGGGCGACGGCGGGATGATTCTGGGATCATGCGAGGAATCATCACTCTCAGCGTCGCGCTGGCCGGCTGCGCCGCCGAGACCGCAGCGACGTTCGACTGCTCCAAGCCGATGTTCGGCCAGTACGTCGTCCACTCCGTGGAGCGCGCGGGCGGCACCTGTGGTCCGCAGACGGACCAAGTTGTCACGATCAACGACCAGACGAGCGCCGTGCCGAGCGAGTGCAAGATGACCACCTACGGCAACCAGTCGGGGTGCAAGTTCGGCGCAACGGTGACCTGCCCCACGTACGGGTTCGATCGACTCTGCGACCGGACCAGTACCGGCGCGCGGTGCGTCCTCACCTACCGGCAGGACGGTTGCCTGAGCACGTACGACGTCACGTACAGCCGGTGACGCGACGTCCGGTGTCGCGAGCCCGTAGCCAACCGTTCGGATGACTACGCCGCCGAGGGCAGCGCGACCTTGTAAACGTTGACAAGGCGATCGGTGCGACACGTTGTGTCCGGGTGGTCGAATCGGGCTGGCGTATGTCCACACAGATGGCAAGGATGGTGCAATGCCCGATCCCAAGTCCGAGTGGTACAGCGCGCCGAAGGAGAAGCGGCACGCCAAGCCGATACAGATCACCCTGCACCCCGACGAGCGGACGGCGCTCGACGCGCTCATGGAGGAGCACGAGGCGTCCGCATCGCGCGTCATCGGGGCCGCGCTCCTCGTCCTGAGCACGTCCCGCTCGGCTCGGAAGGCCATCGCGGAGTCGAAGGAGCGGGTGCCGAAGGGGCCTACCCCGAAGCGATGACCCCCGACCTTCACCTAGGGTCTAGAGTATGTGTTGACATACTCAAAGGCCGACCCCATCATGGGGTCATGTCGCGCCGCACCCGTCTCGGTTCCCCGACCGTCGCCGTTGCAACGATCCGCGTCTCGACCGACCGCCAAGACCTCGGCCCTGTCGCTCAGCGCCGGGCAATCGAGGGCTTCGCCGCTCGCGAGGGCATCACGGTCGTTGCGTGGTTCGAGGACATCGGCGTCTCGGGCGCGGCCGAGCTGGACGAGCGGCCCGGCCTGCTCGCAGCGATCGGTGCGCTCCGCGAGCACGGGGCGGGGTGCCTCATCGCGCACAAGCGGGACCGCCTCGCTCGCGACCCGTACACCGCCCTCACCATCGAGCGTGCGGCCAAGGCGCAGGGCGCTCGCGTTCTGACCGCGGACGGCCGCGCCAACGGCGAGAACGAGGACGACGTGTTCATGCGCGGCATCGATGACCTGTTCGCCGCTCGCGAGCGTGCCATGATTCGCGCCCGAACCCGCGCCGCCCTCGCTGCGAAGAAGTCCCGCGGCGAGCGCGTGTCCCGTCACCTGCCGTACGGGTTTCGCCTCGATGCGGATGGCGTGCGCCTCGTGGCCGACGAAGCCGAGCAGAAGGTCATCGCCATCGTTCGCGAGCTGCGCGCGGCTGGCATGTCGCTCCGCGCCGTCTCGGCCGAGCTCGAGACTCGCGGCCTCGTGGGCCGCACCGGCCGGGCGTTCGCGCCCTCGGCCATCCAGGCGATGGAGGCTGCGGAATGAGCACCGCGAGCCGATGGGATGTGTGCGTACACGAGGCGGGGCACGCGGTGATTGCCTGTGTTCTCGGGTACCCCTTGGTCCAGATCGTCATCGGTGCCGAGGGCGAGCGCCGGGGGGTCGTCCGATTCTCGCGGCCGTGCGAGGACCCGCATGTTCTGCTTGCCGGTATCGTCGCGGAGGAGCGCGATGGGGGATGGTTCGCGCGGGACAAGATCGACGGGCTGCTGTTCGACCGCCAGGGCAGGCTCGTCAGCTTCGGCGACGACGGGTGTACCGAGTTGGATGACGACCTAGACGATGCGGCTCGCGCGTACTGGGCTACCGACGATCAAGAGTCGCTCTACGCCGCCCTCGACCGCACGTCCGATGCGGTGAAAGCCGCGTGGTGCCGCATTACCGCGGTGGCCCGGTACCTCGATCGCCACGGCCACGTCGAAGGCGAGGAGCGGATACGCGACCTCATCATGGGCGGTCGCGGGAGGCACTGGTACGGGCGCACCATCGCCGCGCTCACGGGGCAGCCATGACCGACCCCACCCGCATCGCCCGCGCGCTCGCCACGCTCGACGCCCTCGTGGCCGAGCACCCCGAGCTGCGCCGCCCTAGCGCCCGTCGCCGCCTCGCTGCGGCGCTCGCGAGCCTCGGGGCGAACACTGAGACGTCCAAGCCCAAAGACGCGCCTACGGGGCGCACAGAGGGCTGAAACGAAGTGACCCGACGCCGGGGTAGGAGCCGGCTCGGGTCGTGGTCCGAACCAGTGGAGGAACGAACATGAGTAAGCGTACCAGCAAGACGACCGTCACGAAGCCTGCGCCGCGCACGAGCGCGCCCACCATCACCAAGCGCGACACCAAGCCCGCGAAGTCTGCCCGAGCCGAGATGCGCGAGACGATTCTGGCCGCGGCGGCCCAACACCTGCCAGCGGACCTGCACGCCGCGCTCAGCGAGGCCAAGTGCGAGTCGCTGTCGCACTGGGTTGACGTGCTGGCCGATGCGTTCGGCGCGGCCGAGCTGGACCGGATCAAGGCCGAGCCGCGGCACCCGATGCCCGGCCCGCTGTTCCCGTGCGCGGAGCCGCTGGAGCTGCCGTACGGTGTCGACCTGTTCCCGAACGTGCGGACGCTGGCGGACCTCGGTTTGACGGAGGCGCGGGCGTGGGCGCTCAGCAACCACACGCACTGCATCGAATCCGCCCGTCTCGACGACTACCTCCCGGTGTCGCGCCTGCTGTTCAACTCGGCGAAGTTCCTCGTCACCCTGTGCAATGAGCGCGATGAGAGCGAGTCACACAGCGACGTGTACGTGTGGCGCCGCTACTTCAACCGGCTCTCGGGGAACTGGGACACGCAAGGCTACTGCATCGGCGCGATCGACCTGCGGACCGGCCTTTTCGTCGACAACATCGACCTGAGCGAGCGCTATTACCACGGCTTCCCGGGCGCGACGGCGGTGGCGTGATGGCCGCCCGCATGCGTCGGCAGCGTGGCCCGAAGGCTCGCCGGGCCCAGGCGCTCCGAGCCGAGCATCACGCCGCGGTGTGCGTGGCGTCGGCGCTGGCCGAGGGGATGGGAGGCTGACAGATGGCATCGCGCTCCGCTCGCAAGCGCTCGCAGGCGGGGCGCGTTGCGCCGTTCGAGGGCAAGCCGCGCCGGATTCTCGGGTACGCGCGAGTTTCGTCGGCCCTACAGGCGCGCGGTTCCTCGCTCGACTCGCAGCAGGCCAGCATGCGCGCGCACGCCGTACGGCTCGGCATGGAGGTGGCCCACTTCTACGTAGAAGCCGAGTCGTCCGTACGCGAGAAACTCGAATTTCGCGTCCAGATGCAGGCACTTCTGGCCGAGGTTCGCGCGGGGGACCTCGTGCTCTGTGACAAGCTGGACCGGTGGTCGCGCGACCCTGAGTTCTCCTACCAGTCCATCCGGCAGATCCTAGAGGCCGGGGCGCGGTTCTACTCGGTGAGCGACGGCTGCGACCCGTCCACGAACGAGGGCGATTCGATGCTGAATTTCCGTATCGCGTTCGCCCGCGAGGAGCACAAGCGGATCCGCGAGCGCACGGTCGGCCAGCGCCAGGGGCTGCGGGACCAGGGCTACTACACCGAGGGGAACCCGCCGTTCGGATACCGCCGCGCGCTCGGCAAGGGGGAGCGCAACCCGCAGAAGAAGAACACCCTGGTCATCGAGGCGGCAGAGGCCGAGGTGGTGCGCGAGGTGTTCCGCCTCTGCGCCGCTGGCCGCTCCATCGACAAGATCGCCGCGGACCTCGACATCACGCGGGACCTCGTGACGGGGATGCTCGGGCGCAGGCTGTACGTCGGGGAGATCGAGAACACCGAAGGGGCGTGGATTGCCGGCAAGCATCCGCCCCTCATCGATGCGGACCTCTACGACCGCGCACAAGCGGCGCTGTCCGCTCGCCGGCTCGGTGGCCCGCGGCCCCGAGATCACCGAGGGACGACGGCGGGATGGATTCTGCGGGACGTCGCCCGCTGCGCCCTGTGCGGCGCTCGCATGGCCTCCGCGTTCGCAGGACGGCAGGCCGATGGTAGCTACCGTCGCCACTACTACCGCTGTGCCCATGACGAGGCCGATCGGGAGCGGCGTGGGCTGACGCGCTGCAAAGCGCCGTTCGTCGCTGTCGCCGCCATCGAAGCGGAGGCCGAGGCGCTCGTGCTCGAACGGCTGGCCGAGCTTCGCGAGGAGCTCGCAGCGCCCCCCAAGGCGACGCCGCGCAAGACGCTGGACGAGGCCGAGCTGGCCGACAAGCGCGCCAAGCTGGCCCGCAAGCGGGAGCGGTTCCTAGAGGCGTTCGGGGACGGCCTGATGACGCGCGACGAACTGCGCGAGCGCATCGCCAAGCTCGACGCCGAGGCGCTGCGGATCGACGCCGCGGTGGCCGCGGCCAAGCGGCAGAACCCGCTAGAAGACGCGGCTCGACGCCGCTCCATCCTGCGCACCGTGTCGAAGATCCGAGCGGCGTGGGCCAAGGCAAAGCCCGAAGTGCGGCGGACGGAGATCGTCGAGCAACTCGTGGTCGAAGCGCGGATGGCGGCGGGTAGGGAGCTCGAGATCGTGTGGCGCAGCGCCGAGGAACTGGCAGAGCGGGCGTAGGGCTGGCGTCAACGAGTCATCGGTAAGAACAAGTGCGCGCCTATGAATCGTTCACCTACGCTTTGCCCGGGAAAACCAGGGGCCTGCGCGTCTCGTCGTCGCCAAGCCATTCCCACGCGCCGCGGGCGAGTTGGCGTAGCTCGATGCACCCGGCCGGGGTGACGACCACTACACCGCGCTCGGTGGGGACGACGGGCAGAGGGCGGGCCAGCGCGCGGACGAGTTCTAGGGGGAGATCGTTGTGGTTCATGCCCTAGGTCGGCAGAAGCCGCGGGGCGGTTGCTAGGATTCGGACGCACGAGGCCGCCATGACCCCCGAGGAACTCTCCGCCACGCTGGACGCCCTGACGCCCGCCGATGACCCGAGCGGCCCGATTGCCGATGTCGAGCGCTTGGTGGCGTGGCTCGGCGGGTTAGAAGGGCCGGCTCGGGCCGAGGCCGAGCGGACGGTCCTGCGTGCGGTCGCGCTGCGCATGGCGCGGCTGACGATCGTGGTCGAGAAGTTCGCGCGGGTGGCCCCGAGCATCGAGGGACTGCCGGAGGCCGGGCGGGCAATGGCGGCGCTGTCGCTGGCCGTCGCGAGGCCGGGGGAGCACCGGGCCGCGCTGAACGCTGCCGCGCGTGAGATGACCAGGGCTGCGCCCGAGATCAAGGCGCTCTTGGCCGAGGCCGGGCAACCGATGCTCGCGACGGACCATGACGAGGCGTGGCACCTTGCGGACGCGTACGACGCGGCCATGTCCAGCGTGTCGGAGGCCGATATCATGGGCGACAACAACAAGGAGCGCGAGGCGCTGAAGGCGGCCCTCGTGGAGATGGTGTTCGCCATGCGTGCCTGCTCGCGCTACCGGGGACTCGCGCTGTCTTCAGACGCGCAGCCCGATATGGCGGCACTGGCCGAGCGGATCCGGCAGTCGGCCGTCTCCGGCAGCATCAAGTCCGAGGACATCCGCGACAAGGCGGTGCGCCTGTTCCTCCGCGCGCTCGGGGTGCCCGAAGCGGTCGCGAAAGAGGCGCTGAAACGCGAGCGGACGAAGGTTCGCAGGGTCTGAGACAAATCCCGGATCTGTCTCAGTCGCCGCGGGCGCTTGGTGGCGTCGCCATCATGTAGACGTGAACACTGAGCAACCCGCCGAGGCGGGCGCCGTCGAGAAAATCGACCAGCGTCCAGAGTCCCGTCCACAACCCGGAAGCGTCGTCCAGCGACCGGACGGCTGCATGAAGTCCGCATCACGCCCGCTCCCCGAGGCTAAGCGTCGCGCGCTCGCCGTCGCCGCTGAGGTTGACCCTCGCACCATCGCCCGCGCGTACGCCGCCGCGCTCGACCCTGCCGTTTCGCCGCCGCGCGGAATGGCCGGGGAGCGTGCTGTGCGCGCCCTCGTCGAAGCCGGGCTTCTGCCCGATCCGTCCAGCGCCCCGCGCGCTGCTTGACCCTGCAACCCCCTAGAGACGCGAACGCGCCGCGCAGCGTAGTGGCTGGCGACGCGGAACGTTCGCAACGAGGCAACAGTGATTGTGACCCACCAAGCGCCGATCGTCGAGTGCGATCGAGCGAACTTTCAGCAGAAAAACACGTCCCTTCGCACCCGTCTCGACCGCATCGCGGATGCGCTTGTCGAAGCCTACTTCAGCGAGCCGACCAACGAGGCCGACGCCCCGAAGGAGGCCGCATGACCGCCCTCGTCACCCGTACGCCGCGCCTCCGCAGCTCGGAACTCCGCGGCATCGCGCTCGCCTCGCTCATGACGCGAGACGGGCTGACTTACACCGTGCTCGGCCACGCTCCGACGTGCTCGCAGCCGTGGACGGACCGGCAGACCTGCCCCGAGTGCCAAGCGGTCGAAGCCGCCGTGGAGTTCACCGAGGGCCACTACCGCGTCGCCGTGCGGTGGGCCGGGGGCGATGGCGACTGGTTCGCGCTGCCGGCCAAGGCGAGCGACCTGCGCGCGGCGGTGCTGCTCGGCATCGAGACGGCCCGGGCGTGCGGGCTCCGACCGTGGAAGCCCGCACCGCAGCCTGCCCCCGAGCCTCGGGGCGAGGTGGTGCCGCGCGAGGAGCTCATCGAGCGGACCAAGCAACTGCTCGCCTCGATGGGGTCGCGCCCTGACTTCGGGGGTCGCTCATGAGCGCCGCCGAGGTCATCGCCATCGAGGCCCGGCGCGCTCGCCGGTTGCTCGACGAACTGCCGGCCGCCGTGGCCGAAGGGCTCGGGCCGAACGTGGCCCGCATCTACCGCTTCCTCGCGCCAGACCCCGCGTTCCCGTGGGTCGAGGCTCAATCGCTAGACGGCCGGGACGCGAACCCGCGGTTCGCCGTGTCGCGCTTCGCCCACGCCCGCAGCGCCGCCGAACTTCAAGCGCTGGCCGAGAAGGCCGAGTCCTCGCACCACGCGCAAGGCGTCTACGTCATCGCCAACCGGATCGACCCGGCTGTCACGACGCGCGAGGAGTCGCGGCAGCAATGGGGCCCTTCGCAGAAGGGCGCGAGCACCACGGACGGCGACATCTCCGCGCGCATGGCGCTCTACATCGACCCCGACGCCGAGCGGGTGCGTCGCACGAGCGCGACCGACGAGGAGAAGGAGCACGCGCGAGCGGTGGCCGGGCGCGTTCTCGAGCTCGCCGCCGAGTCGCTCCCGCTCGCCTCGCTCGGGGTGGGCGACAGTGGCAACGGCTACAGCATACTCGTGGCGCTCGACGCCCTGCCGAACACCCCCGAGGTGGAGAACGAGATCGGCGGCGCGCTCGCCGCGATGGATCACCTACTCACGACCGACCGCGCCAAGATCGACCGCTCGGTCAAGGACGCAAAGCGCCTGGTTCCGCTGTTCGGGACCATGAAGCGGAAGGGAGCGCCGGGTATCCCTGAGCGACCCCACCGACGCACGGCGTTCGTCTGCGCTCCCGAGGTGGTGCGGGTGGGCCTCGCAGACCTGACGCGCTTCGTGGACGCGCTGGCCGATCGGCTGACGCCCTCGCAGCGGGCCGAAGTGGACAAGGCGCGAGGCCGCAAGCCGCAGAAGCTGAGCGAGCCGACCACGACCGGCGACAAGCCCTTCGACCGGGCGAACGCGGTCCCGACCGCCGACGTGCTCGGGTGGCTCGGGTACATGAACGGCGACGCGCCGGTGTGCCCGGGTTGCCGCAGTCAGGACAGCGGCGTCGCGATCGTGCGCGGCGGGTTGAAGTGCTCGCATGACCGCTGCTCGCAGAAGGGCGTGGCCAAGGGGTTCCGGACGAACGTGGACCTCGTGGCCGAGGCTCACGGGGTCGCGCCGCGCGATGCGGTGGGCCTGCTGGCCGAGCGGTTCGGGTTCGAGGGGTTCGCGGCCCGTACGGCGACGAGCACCGCGTCCACCGCGCTGGCCGAGCCGGGGAAGCCGTTCGAGCTCGTCGGCCCTGGGCATGGCCTCTGGGCGCCTCTGGAGCCGATTACGTACGTCATCGGTGGCCTCGTGCCGCATGCGTCCGTGTCTCTGCTGGCCGGCTACTCGAGCTCGCTCAAGTCGTGGCTTGCCGCGGACATGGCGGTCTCGGTGGGCGCTGGCCGCCCGTGGCTTGGTCATGCGCCGTTCGCGACGGAGCGAGCGCCGGTCACGTACATGGAGAAGGAGGCCGGGCTCTACGAGATGCGGCGGCGCCTGCACGCCATCCGGCAGCCGCTGGACATGGCCGAGGACCCGCTGCTCGACGTGTGCTCGTTCCCCGCCAACGGGAACGTGTTCGACCCTGAGTTCCGCAAGCGGCTGGCCGATCTGGCCGCACAGCGGACCCTCATCGTGATCGACACGCTCGCCGCGTTCTCGTTCGGCGCTGACGAGAACACCGCGCAGATGGCCGAAGGCGTGGGCCTGTTCGCGGAGATCGCCGCCAAGACGAGGTGCGCCTTCGTGGTCGTGGCCCATGAGAAGAAGAAGGGGAACAACGGCGGCGAGATCGACCCCCGCGAGCGGGTGCGCGGTTCCTCGGCCATCTTCGGCGCGGTGGACTGTGTGTTCTCGTGCCAGCGGGAGAAGGTGCGAGCGCCGGTCCTGGTCGAGCAGACCAAGGCGCGCAACGGACGCGAGGCGCAGCCCTTCATCGTCGAGATGCTCGACTCGCCGCACGGCGGGGTGACGTTCGACGTCCGCACGAAAGAGGACCCGAAGCCGCCGACCCCCGAGGAGCAGTACCGCGCCCTCGTGGACAGCGTGGTCGAGTGCATCGCCCGCAACCCCCAGTCCAGCACCGAGGCCATCCGGCTGCGGGTGGGCATGCGCAAGACGAACCTGCTCGACGTGTTGCAGGTCGCCGCCGACGCGGGGCGGATTCGGAACATCGGGGACAGCAAGCGGGCCCGGTGGGTCGCCGGTGGAGGGCGCCATGACCAGCAGTACTGACCCGAAGGCGTTCCCTGCTCCCCTCATAGAGAGGGGGGAGCGGGAACAGCCTGGGCCGGGAACACCCGGAACAGCATCGGGAACAGGACCGGAACAGGCGGGAACAGGTGAGGGGTCCAAAACCCCGGGAACAGGTCGGGAACAGGTTCGGGAACAGGTTCGGCCGACCGCCTTGGACCTGTTCGACACCGCGCTCGACGGGGCGAACGAGGCGCTGGCCCTCGATGCCGTCGAGGCATGGATGGACGCCGTTGGGATGACCGCGGACGGGCGACCCGACCCGGCCCGCATGAAGGCGCTCGTGGAGCGCATGAGGGGGAGCCGATGACTCAGACCTTCCGAAATTCCGTCCAGGGTCTCGACCCTCGACAAGTCCTGGCGCTCGCCGGGCTCGTGGCGGGCCGTAAGCCGAGCGACGTTGCCGCCGAGGTGGGGATCAGCGCGCGGCAGCTTCACCGCTGGCGAACCGAAGACCCCGCCTTCGCCGCCGCGCTGGCAGAGGCGCAGGCCGACACGGTGGACGCGGGGCGCATCCGCCTCGGTGGCCTGCTCGACTCCGCGCTCGACGCCATCGAGTCCGTGCTCCGAGACGACGGCGCACCCGCTGCCGCTCGCCTACGGGCCGCGGAGCTCGTGCTCGCCCGCGTGGGGCTGGACGCCCCGAAGCCCGACGCCGCGGTCAACCAGGGCGACGTGGGCCGCGTTCTGGCCTTCATGCAGTGGGAGCAGGAGCAGGCCAATGTCGCCGGCTGACGAGGTGCTTCTGTGCAGGCTGGAGATCGTACGCATGGCCGAGGCGTGGGCCGGGCAGACGGACCCCCGCGCGGCGACGATCGCCTTGGCCTGTCACAACGCGCTCGATGCGTTCGGGCGCCCCGACGTAATCGCCCGGCTGGGCATCGCCGCGGTGATGGCCCGCGACTTGGGCGAGGTGGGCGCGCCGCTCCTCGCAGCCATTCGCCGCGTCATCGCGGTGACCGAGATGGACATCCGCATGCAACGGGCGACCTCGCCCGGCGGTGTCGCGTGAGCAACGCAACGAGCACCCGTCGCCGCGCCCGGCGTGGATGCGTGAGAACCAACCGTCACGGGCGAGGAGAACACCGTCATGGCAGGTAGCAACTACTTCACTCCCGGGCTGGGTACGTCGCTCGGGTTCCTCGAACAGGAAAAGGACAAGGTGGCCGCGCGCGAGTCCGTGGGGATGCCCAAGGCGACCGCGGCCTCGATGACCGGCGCGCCGATGACCTCGGAGGGCGCATCGCGCCAGGTCGGGCTGGCCGAGCGGCTCAAAGCGACCGCCACGGGCACCGGAGGCCCCACCGCCGGGCAGTCGACCATGTACGCCAACAACGACGCGGCCAAGCGCGCGATGATGGCCAGCGCGTTTGGCAAGCCGGGCGGCGCGGCTGGCATGCGTGCGGCGCGCACGACGGGCAATCAGGCGGCGTACATGGACGCGGCGACCGCGCGTCAGGCCGACATCATCGGCGCGCAGGAGCAGCAGGCGGCGATGGCGCAGTACGGCCAGCTCGGCGCGGCGATGCGGAGCGCCGACATCGCGAACGCTGACGAGTACAACCGCATCAACATGGCCAACGCTGGTTTCCAGCAGTCGGCGGCGATGGCGAACCAGGACGCCGCGCTCCGGTGGCAGCAGATGGACGACGCGCAGAAGCGCATGCTTCTGGCGCAGGGGATCGACGCCGCGCAGAACGATTTCGACGCTGGCATGGCGTACAAGTCGGCCATGAACGCCCGCGACATGGCGGCGGAGCAGTGGAAGAAGGACCAGGACGCGAACACCCGGGCGCAGCAGGCGCAGGCGCTATCGCAAGTCGCGAGCGTACTTGCGCTCGGCATGAGCGACGAGCGCGCGAAGACCGACGTGCGCGACGGCGATGCCGACTTGCGCGAGTTCCTCGATGCGGTGGGGGCGTACAGCTACCGCTACAAGAACCCGAACGCGCCCGGGGCGGCACCGGGGCGGCACGTCTCGCCGATGGCGCAGGAGATCGAAGGGACGACCGTGGGCCGTAGCGCCGTGGTCGAGGGCGAGGACGGACGCAAGCGCGTGGACTACGCGCGGCTGCTCGGGGCGATCGTCGCCGCCGAGGGCCACTTGAACAAGCGGCTGAGCAAGCTCGAAGGGCGGGGGTGAGTCATGGGCTTCTGGGCAGAAGGTGAAGACATCACGGGCGCGGGCGGCATGCCGGGGCAGAAACCGTCCTTCAAGGTTTCGCAGCCGACGAGCAAGACGCCCGACTACGAGAAGAACCGCGCCGGCATCATGTCGCTCTACACGCAGCGACGCGACAAGGCGGGGCCTGCCTCTGTGGTCGCCGCAAAGTCGGGTTACACCGCTCCGACTGGACCGGGCGCGGCCTATCAGGCCAACGGTGCAGCGATGCTCGATGCCGCTTCGCAAGGCAAGGGGCCGAGCGTTGCCGGCTCCGTCATGGGGCAGGGTATCGACGAAGCCCTCCGCGCCCGGCTCGCCGCGGTGGCCTCGGCGCGTCCGTCGGCGCTCGCACAGCAACAGGCGATGGGGGCGGCTGCGGGCGCGATGGCGCAGTCGGCGAGCTCGAGTGCGCTCGCCAAGGCGCAAGAGGTCCAGGGGGCTACGTCGCAGTACGGCGCAGCGTTGGGCGCGATGCGCGGCGCCGACCTCGCCACGGCGCAGGGGGCCAACCGCGTCGCGCTGGCCAACGCGCAGATGGCGCAGCAGGCCAACTTGCAGAACCAGAAGACCGCGCTCGACTGGACGGCGATGTC